AGAACCGGGTGGACGTCAACGCTTGCAGCGGCGAACGGAGGGACAAACCTCGGCAACCTCCCAGGACTTGGAGTTGCATTTACCGATTCGACTATCGACGGGTTATACGTGGCGGATACTGCGGTCAGCGGGAATCAGGCCGTCTCATATCGTGGACTTGAGAATCCGTGGGGAAACATCGAGGAATGGCTTGACGGACTAAACGTCACGAATTATATCCCATGGGTCGCGGACAACAGTTTTGCCGTTGACACATTCACAGCGCCTTACACAAGCACCGGATTTACACTTCCGGCGGGTGGATGGGCGACGGATATTGCGGTCAGTCCGACGTTTGATTATACGTTCATACCATCGGCGGCGTCCGGCGGCGGCTACACGGTTAAGTTGGCGTATTATTATTCCAATCCCGGCGCAAGTACGAACTTCCTCGGCACGACGAGTTGGTCGTGGAACTCGGGGATGAACAACACCGACATGATGTTCTTACACTTTGTATATACGTCCGCGAATTATCTGGGCAGCGTTGGCGGTCGTATAATGTATATTCCACAGTAACGGAAGGAAAAAAATGATTTACAGAGGCTTCAACTACGTCAGTTACAAGCCGCAGTCAATAATATCCTCCCCGGGAAGCCGACAGTCGCTCGACAATATGGTGAGGATTGGCTGCAACGCCGTCGCCATAGCGATTCTGTGGACATGGGCTTCTGATACGTCAATGTATAACAGTGGACACACAACTGACGCGGAATTAATCAGCGCAATCAGCGATATTCATGACAGGGGAATGTGCGTTATGATTAAGCTCCACATAACGCCCGGATTGGCGCCGTCAAAACAGCCTTTGGATATTAATGCGTTCTTTGCCACGTATGCGGCGTTCGTCAATCATTATGCGGTGATTGCTCAAGCGAATGGCGTCGAGTTCCTGTGTATCGGAAACGAAATGAACGTAGTTGATGATGCCAATTATTCGCTGTGGAGTGCATTGATACAGGGAGTCCGAAAGCTTTACGGCGGCCCGCTTACTCTAAACAGTACACCGCAAGACTATCAAACAGTTCCGTTTTGGAATCTGCTTGATTATATCAGCATCAGCGCGTATTTCGCTTTAAGTCCGACTACATCTCCGTCAGTAGCCGAGCTAGTCAATGCGTGGTCAAACTATCAAGGCAGCAATTACTTAAACGACATTGAAACGCTGCAAGCCTCCGTGAACAAACCGTTAATGTTTACTGAGGTAGGATACCAAAGCGTAGACTACGCAGCCTCCCGCTTTACCTTACCCGCTCCGAATTACAACGGAGTCGCGCAAGCGAACTGCTACGAAGCTCTTTTACAGGTATTTGAGTCGCAACCGTGGTTCGCCGGAGTGTTCTTTTGGGAATGGTGGCCCGTTCCTTACGGCGTCGGGTATGGCGGATATGGCGATACGGGATGGACACCCCAAAACAAAGCAGCACAGGACTTTTTATTGTTGCATTGGAATCCTCCGCAGTTAGATGAGATGGAAACGGATGAGATTATCTCAACGTATGATACAACTCAGGACATAACAGCACCGATAGGATGGGATGTGAGATCATGACAGGACAACCGTATAATGGCGGCATGCTCAGATTTGGTACGAGTGACCCCGCGATAGCCACCGCTGAGAGGATCACATGGGGGAATGGCACAACCGACGCGATCTATCTTGCATTAATGGATAACTCCTATGTGCAGGTTGTCACGTCAACTCACTGGTCAGACATCTCCACGTATGAACAAACGCCGACAGGGAACTATGTCACAGGTGGTCAGCTATTAACAACCGCCCCGCCATATATCGAAGCAACGCTTTTAACTCCTTTTAACTGCGTCGTTTATACCGCAAACTCCGGTTCAACTCCGGCGTATAGCATGAGCTGGACAGGACAGGTATTTACCAACATAAGCGGCGCAGTGTTATATAAGAAAAATGCCGGAGCAACTTCGACGTGGCCTCTACTTTGTTTTATAAGTAGCTTATCGACAGTGACCGCTAACAATGATACATATTCTGTAATGTTTGGAACGCCCGGAACAACGCTCGGGATATGGCATCGGGTATTGTAAACGTGATAACATGACGATAAGCGCAACGTTTGGATCGTGCGGAGTGGCGGATCAATGCGGCTGTTTGTCTATCCACCTTAACCGAGTGCTCTCGTATCTCAGCAGCGTCGGACTGTGCGATCAATCTTCGTGCTTACAAGTGATGACAACGAATATCCTTAACAGTTTCACGGAGCCAATTATCGCAATTATGGAACAAGACGAATCATTTGTTGTTATTCAAACGCAGGGGGGCTAAACAAATTGACCGATATTGTGCTCACCGCAGGGACGACGCGCAACCTCGCAATAGCCATCGAGAATAACGCGAGGCCGCCGGGGCCGATAGATCTCACGACCATCACCGATATTGCGTGGTTAGTTTTGGACAGTGGAAGGGGCGTTATCCAAAAAACTAAACTGACCGGCGGTATATTGGTCGTCCCTCCGGCGAATGCGGGCAACATACTCGTCTCGATGCTCGCCGATGATACATCTCCGGCTTTTGGAGTTGGGTCAACGACAGAGGTTCAAACATACACGCATGAGGCTCGGCTTTTTTATAGCGACGGTACGCAGGAGGTCGTTGTAACGGGCTCACTCACCGTCGAACCGACAGGTTCATGGAAAGGCGAAGTAGCATGGACTTCCGGCGCTGATCGGGTCGTTTACGTGCAGGGGCGGTACTGATGAGCGACTTCACGATGCGCGAAGGAACGGACTACACAATCAGATGTATCGTTACCGGCTTTATGAACGCGCTCCCGGTAAACGTTTCAACTCCCGCGACTATTGACGTTGTGATATGGCCGGTTGGTGGAAACAGAGCAACACCGACACTTGTCAAAGCAACTGATAAAGTAAGCGTTACGACGAATCCACTTGCGACGACCGATACAACTCTTTGTTGCATTAATATCCCGATCCTCGAAGCCGATGCAGGAACATCAGGCAATCCAATACTTACGGCTGCTGGTAGCCCTGGTGGTAGCACAATGTCATATCGTTATGAGATTAGCGTAATTAAGGCAGGTAAACGGCAGGTCGTATATCCGCTTGAGGGAGACGTTGCGACGTTTGACGTTACTTCTTCCGACACATGGAAGGAAACAATCGAAGCGGTTTGGCCGGAGGTATAACTGATGGCCGAACTCACTATTAACCAGGATGAGGACACGACCATTACACTTACCGCAGCACCTATGACTGGTTCAACGGTATGGTGGGTTATGCTTGCACGTGAGACAAAACGCCCAGTGATAGAATACTCACAATGGATACCTACCGCAGTTACGAGTATCACCTTTTCGATACTGAGTTCGGATACCGCAAACTGTCGTGGGGCTTATTATTATGAGTTATGGGAGCACCGGCCTTCAGGAACGCCGCAGCGGTTGCTCGACAGCGGCTCTGTTATTATCACACCAACCTACGGGGGTGGTGTGACAGCCTAAGGAATTAAGAAAAGAGTATACCTTATAAATGGAAAAAATGGGATTAAGGAACTTAAGGAATTAAAGGACAAATCGGAGAAACAAGGCATAAATGACGAATCCTACGGAGCAATTAGGCGGCAAGTTTCTGCTGTATATAATGACAGCCGGAACTGTTGGCGGAACAGGGCCAGACACCCCGGTATTTACGAAGGTCGCAGGTCAAAGAAAAGGAAGCTTTGGCCGGACTGGGGATGTTATTAAGGCACAGCATAAAGATTCATTCCCGTGGTATAGGGTGGTCAGAGGATTTATCCAGTGGACGTTCGACTTTGACGGCGTATGGATTACTGACGATTCAACTGGCGCTATGGACCCAAGTCTCGTAGCGTTACAGGACGCGTTTGAGGAGAGTGGGTCATACGATAACGACGAAGGACAAATCTATGTTCAGATTGTCACACCCAAATACGGAGAACCCGCAGGGACAGGTTCAACGTACACCGGATGGGCGATAATCAGTGACTTCTCACTCGACGGGCCGCACGACAACCTCATTACTTACACAGGAAAACTTACTGGAAACGGCGCATACGATTACGTTGCAATCTAGTGTGGGACACGATACGAATGACAACATTCACGGTTCTACCGACGATAACCCCCACGCTAGACCCTGGGCCGAACGCAACGCCCGGGGTTGCACCTCTTGACCCTGCGGAGCTTGTCTTTACATCCGCAGCGGCAAACCAGGTGGTGCCTCTAAGCGACACGCTCATGACCATCGTGTTCATTAAGAACACTAGTACCACCCAGACGGTCACGTTTACGAACTACCAGACGGCAGGGGGTACTGACAAGATAGTCACAGCAGCAAGCGGCACAACACTAACAGGCGTGTGGCTCCCGTATCACTGGGGAAACAGAGACAATACAAGCGGCGCATACGGCGGCTGTGAACTTACGTGGGAGAGTACAACCGACCTGAGTATAGCGGTCGTGCAAGTGCCCTACGCGAGTATATAACCGGAGGACAACAGAAATGACAAGTTTAACATTTACGCCGCTCGTACCGACACTGGGTGGAGTAGCGTTTACAATGACCTCCGTTGTGTCCGAAGAACTTTCGGAAGGTGCTGGCAAGTACAAAGTAGCGGACGAGTATGTCTATGTACCCATCAATGACGTGATGCGGACGGTCGTTGTAATCACAAACAGCGACGCATCCGAGCACACAGTAACCTTCACAAGTCAGAAAGACCAGTGGGGGAACTCAGGTGCGTGTATGGACAAAGTAATCACGGTCAAGGGAAACAAAACAGTAATAACTGGGGTTTGGCTGCGCGACCGATGGGGTGAGAAGGACTCACCTGATACGGGCGACTACACGTGCACAGTGAGTTACGACGTAGCGGCGGACATTAGTATAGCTGTCATAAACGTGCCGAACGCGTCTCTCTAAAGGCGAATGCCCAACCAGAGCGCCTACTCCCTCGACCCGTGGATTTCAGACGTGGCTTTCAACTCCACGTTCGAGGTCTACCGCAATACTGTGTCAATGGACGGTACGACTACAGGTAGCGGCGCTGTTACGAACTCATGGAACATAGTTGATACCGGAGTTGGCAGGACTAGAGAGCTCAACGACCACGAACGTTTAGCTAACGACGCGCGTAAGGACAAACTCACGCACAAGCTCTACACTCGGCCATCGTTAGACGTGCAGCGCGGAGACGTAATCGTGGTTACGAACGCACCTTCTGCAGGTTCTACTACCTTTCTGGTTATACACCCACATCTGCCTGATAATGTGATGCACCACTTTGAAATCAAAGCCAAGTCATTCATTATGGGGAGCAGTGAAACACCGGCAGGGTTTGACATTTTAGGTTCTTAGGTGTTAGCCATGAGTAACGGAATCGACTTCTCAGCAGCGTTTACAAGCAACATCGACAATGACGCGATTATGGAGATTGGCCGCAAGAAAGCAGGCACAATGATGAAGGAGAAAGCCGAGCTCATACTCGATGCGGCTAAAGATAACGCACCCGTAGATACTGGCGCACTCAGGGACTCAGGGCACATTGACGAGAAAGATGGTGGGCAGTGGTATGAGATTATCTTTGACGCTCCGGTGCTTAACGGTGACGGAACCTCGTACGCCTCATGGGTTGAAAATGGAACTTCAAAAATGGACGCTCAACCTTACTTACGACCAGCTATCCTAGCGGCTAAGGGCTAACATGGTTCACCAACTCACCAAAGCAATCTACCAAGTCCTGATAAACGACCCCACAGTAACAGGTATGCTCACCACCTTCCACGGCGTTCCTGCGGTCTTTACGTTTGCGCCGTATCCTGAAGGCGCTCAAAGGCCTTTAATTATCACCGAAGGCAGCATCCGCGACGTTGCGCGAGAGACGAAGACCACAATTGGGCAGTCTATCATGAGGGACATTCGCTGTTACACCGATGAAACCGGCGACCAAGCCCTTGTAGAAGAACTAGGTGAGGCGGTTAAAGAGCTATTTCACCGGCATGAATCGACGTTAGCGAAGTATATGACTGACTACACCGTAGTGCGTTGCTGGGCTGACGGCCCGAGGGTTTCTAATGTGCATAGTCCGGATGAATATGTGTATGGAAGAATAGTTGGATTGACCGTATGGCTTACCAGAGACCAGAGTACGATGACATGGCCCCTCGATTAAATAGGGACAGGGACGCGCCGATAAACGTGCATGAGGGCTGCACCTTACTGCCGTTCGCTATCATTCAGCTTGGCGACTACGACCCGTTTAAGATACGCTATACAATAGGCTCACTACTTGAATTAGAGCAGACATTCAATAGAAGCTTGTGGGTGCTCATTGAGCAGGCGTTACTTGGCACGCTCGGAGAAGAAGAACAGAGCCGCATCCTGCAAAAAGGGCTTCAGTCTCGCATGGACATACCCGCGATACTTAACACCCTAGAACGACCCGAAGTAATAAAAGCGTTTAAACAGAGTCAAGTTGAGCTCCAGCGGGCAACGGGGCAGTTTGAGATTGAGTATAATGAGAACGGTGAGCCGGTCAGCGTAAAACCCCGTGTAGTTGACTCATACAAACGCGCAGACGTTCGTGACGCTGAGAACTTCGCATTAAAGAAACCCAAACTGGAAACGTTCGGGCAGTGGTACGAATTAGCCCTCAATACGTTATTTCAGATGGGTGTCACTATTCCAATTAACGAAATATTAAACATGATGCCTCGTGAATTAGAGGCTTTCTTTACGGCTCACGATAAACGGTTAGTCTATTTACAACAGATGGCGATGTTTGAAGCATGGCACGCGGGGGCATTTACGGGTAAGTTTCTATCAGACGGTAAACTACCAGACCTAGAACCTATGTTGCGTCGGATTGCACGGCAATCTGACAAAGAAACGAAATCGAAATTCACCAAAGAAGAAGCGCAAGCGATTATCAACAGCGACAAAGCAGAAGCAGAAGAAGCAGAGCGTATGCTCAAAGCACGGAAACCTAGTGATACAGCGAAACAGAGTGATACGGTGGAAAAATGAAAGGTGAAAAAATATGGGATATGAAAATGAAGATGAGAGGACCCCCCAAGAGATAGCTGAGGATAGGAGAACTCTCAAAATAGGTAAAACGGTCAGCAATGTCGTTCCGGTAAAGCTTGACCGAGAAAGACGTATTGATTTTAAGTCGCGCGGCATCATTCAGATGGAACGCGCGTTCCAGAAAAAGTCGTGGAAGATTCTAGCGGCGCTTAACGTCCAAGACTGGTCCCACGAAGATACGATTAATTTAATCTGGGCAGGGATGATTCACGAGTATCCCGATATACGAATCGAAGACGTCGAAGCTATTTGGGATGCTACGCCTTTTGAGGACCGTATGAAGGCGTTTAGTAGTTTACTTCATAACCTAGCCAAAGCCATCGGTGCACCAGTGGATGAAAAAACGTACAAAGAATCGATGGACTTGTGGGATAAACAACAGGCGGCGTTTAGAGACGGCGTTGATATAGAGAAAGAGTAAATAAAAAATGGGTGGCGGCGACGTTGTTGGGACTGCAATTGTAAACTTAAAGTCTGATACTAGTGGGTTTATTAGCGACATAACAAGCGCATTAAGTAAAGGGCAGGGCTTATTCTCAAACTTCGGCAATGACATAGCGGGGTCAATGAAGGGGGCCGGGGGCATTATGACCGCAGGTATCACCGCACCCATAGTCGCCGGGGCATTATTCGCCGTTAAAAGCTTTGAGACCATCAACACCGCTGAAACAAGCTTAATACGCCAAACTAATTCAACAGGCGCAGCCGCCACCCAGATGAAAACTTCTTTTACTAACGTTTTCGGCAACACTCCTGATGATGCGACTACCGTAGCAAACGTGATGGCGGTAGTAAGCGATAAACTGCATATTGCAGGGCCTGCTCTTGAAAATGTTACCAAACAAGGATTAGATATGTCCCGCATGCTTGGCGTTGATGCTACCGGCGCCGTAACTGGGGTATCAAAAGCCCTGGATGCGTTTCAGATGCCGGCGTCTCAAGCGGGGAATGTGATGGACCAGCTTTATGTCGTGGCGACAAAGACGGGCGTTCCGATTAACGACTTAACCGGCACATTAGCAAAGGGTGGGGCCGTGGCAACCAGCGCTAAGGTGCCTATGGAGGATTTCACCGCAGTAATCGGCTCTCTGGGGGCTGCAGGAATGCCTGCAAGACAGAGCAACACCATCCTTACTGACAGCGTGACAAAGCTGCAAGCCCAACTTGGAAAACAAGATGTGGGGAATGAATGGAACGCGATGATGCAGCGCATTGCTACGGGAACTGCAACGGCCTCCGACAAGACGCTCCTAGGACAGAAGAACTATGATAAGTTAAGCGCGTCTCTCAACAACACGACGACTGGGTATAATCAACTGAAGGCGGCACAGGACGGCTCATCAGGTGCTATTGAGAAACAGTCAGAAGCCACCATGACCCTTAGCGAAAAGCTTGATGAGTTTAAGAACAAAGCCGAGGTAGCGTTTGCGCCGTTTGGTAAGGTGCTTATAAATGTACTGGAAAATGTTCTCGATGCGGCTAAACCGATTTTGGACATTCTTACTAGCGTCATGGGGGTCTTCTCAAACATGCCCGCGCCGGTTCAAATGGTTGTTGTTGCTATTTTAGGAATACTCGCAGCTATTGGGCCTATCTTGATGATAATAGGTCCACTTGCAACAGGGTTCGGAGTTATCGCGCCTATTGTATCTGCCATCGGGGTTGCGTTAATGACAACGGTTCTCCCTGCGGTTTTGGCAATACTTATCCCACTACTCCCAATCATCATTGCAGTCGCCGCAATCGGCATTGCCCTCTACCTACTTTACACATATTTCAAGCCATTCCACGATGCGGTCAACGAAGTAGCCGGATGGATTAAAACACTCTTAGGCGACCTGATGAGTGGTAACTTCGGCAAGTTAGGTGATGACTTCAAAAAAGGCATCTTAGCGGGGTTTTCTGCTATCACGAGCTTCAACTGGGGTGGCACAGCAGCAAAAGCGTGGAGTGCCTTAGTGAGTGCGCTTGGGCAGTTTGGAACGTGGCTGTGGGGTCTTATCTCACCACTTCCCATGCAATTATGGAATGCATATGTTGGTATCTGGGTACAAATAGGAACGTGGTTATGGGGGCTAATCTCAACACTTCCGATGAAACTATGGAGTGCATATACCGGTATATGGATTCAGATTGGAACGTGGCTGTGGGGTCTTATCTCACCAATTCCTATGGAACTATGGAACGCATTAGTAAGTGCATTAGGCACGTTTGGCTCGTGGCTATGGGGTTTAATCGTAGGATTGCCAGGACAATTGTGGAATGGCATCGTTACCGCTATAACAGGCTTCGGTGCACAACTTCTGACAGACGCCGCGGGGTTCTTTAGCGGGCTCCCAGGGGGTATACAGGGTGCGATTGGCGGACTTGGAGACTGGATGCTCTCAGCGGCTGCCGGATTCTTTAGCGGATTAACCTCTGCGGTTAGTAATGCGGTAGGTTCAATCACAAGTGCTAAGCTTCCTGCGATGGCAGGTGGCGGCCTCGTCACCAAGCCTACGGTAGCACTCATAGGTGAAGCAGGTCCAGAACTCGTTGTACCGCTGAGTGGTATTCGAGGGGGTATAAGCGCGGCGGCAGGAGCTGGA